TGATTACTTTTTTTTTAAATTATTTACACAGTTTTTTTGTGAGTTACTATTAAATGATAGTACTGCTACTGTTGATAGCAATCATATGTATTATAAGCTTTTCGTCCAGGAAAGAGAATTTCAATTGTTCTGGATACAAAAAACCCGTTGGACCTGTGACGTTTGATGATACCGGTATGGATATGAAAAAATACAAGGAACAAGAGGATGCGATAGATATAACTCCTGATCTCATGGAAAAGATGATTTTAGCCACGAATAAATACATAAAAGAGAAAACAGACATGTGCACTTACATCATAGAAACTACACAAATACGAAAATTTAAAAGTTTAACGAGTAGCCACGAACTCTATAAGTGTATGTTTATGGTGGCGAAACAAGAAGGATTTTCGTTTGGATTTTCTATAACAGCGGAAATTATCGTAAACGGTGATGATGTAGTGGTTCACGCTGTTCAGAGCAGACCCATAGATATAAAACCACCAACAAACGTATCACCTTACTTAAATGACGTTCCAGCCATGGAACATATTCCTTACAATGAAATTCGTAAGAGTGAGTTAGAATCGATAAAATATTAGTCGACGTCTAATATAATGATAAGCGTCGATGAAATTTCGCGCATTAGAGAAAAAAGGACACGATTCAAAAAAGAATTATATACTAAAATTTATGAACAGGTGTCACGTAAAATAAGAAACACCGTGGATGTTGGTGGAAATGCTGTGGTAGTTTTGATCCCCGCGTTTGTGCTAGGATTTCCTAGTTTTGATCGATATAAAGCTACGTCTTATATCATACGACAACTCAGTCTAGGAGGTTTTAATGTAGAAATACTCGCAGATTTCTTACTTTCCATCTCGTGGATAACTCGAAAGACTGGTGAACACAAAAAAGAGGTTGCACATGATGATACTGATTTTCCTACACTTATTAATTTGAAAAAGGCCGCAAACAGATACAGGGGAAATGCGGGAAACAAGAGATAATAAAAACAGGGAATATCGTATATGGATAACTTAAACATATTAGTTGAAGCCAAACGTGAATACTTAGAACAACTGTCTATATTAATGTGTCCTCCCATGATCGACGTTTTCGTTGAAATGTATGAAGAAGCGTACAAACTTTCAAAGGGGCGCAAGGTCTTACAGATGTTTCAAAAACTTCTCAAAGACGTTCCCGAGTGGAACGAAACTATGGCCAAAGACCACACGGACAACATAGCTAATAGATGCGCGTGGTTTAAGGATCTCGTCGCAGCTGTTTTCGTCAGTTCCGTGAAGATTTTATCCGCGGTCAGACTCAACAAGGATAATAAGAAACTATCCGTAAAATTACCGACAAATGAGGTATTTATTCATTCATGTTACAAGAATGTTGCGAAAGATTTATATAAGGATCCCTATATTTTCTCAGAAACTCAATCTGAACATACTAGAAACGATAAGTTATACGATCGATTTAGTTATTGCATAGAAACTACTGTTAAGGAGCTTATTCCAGTTCAGCAAATTCTTCAAACGTACATGACTACCACTGACGATATGATAGATCCTCAAGATACCGATCTCACGGAAGATAACGTGGACGAGTACGGAGGTGAAAATCAGGAGATGGGTGAAGGTGAACCCATGGAAGGTGGTGATCCGTCTATGGAAAATCCTGAAATGCAAGGTGAGCCCATGGGCGAACAGCCCATGGGTGAACAGCCCATGGATGAGCAACCCATGGATGAGCAGCCCATGGCACCGGAGCAGCCTCAACAAAGTAACCCATTTGAAAACGAGTTCAGGACGATTAAATCGGGTCGCCCTCAACCCCAAGCTCAACCTCATCAGGGATACGAAAGTGAGGACCTGTTTCCGGATGCCCCCGATGGTAGAATAAAAAAACCTATGTATTAATTATATAGACATGGACGAATACTTTCGCGATCCAGCTTCCGCCAGTCTTATAGCAGGTGCCATAACAGCTGGTTACATACACTTCAAAGCGAAACTTAATAATGAGGGTGACCTCGAAACGAGCGCGTACGCCAAGCCAGCCGCCCTCGTTATGATTTTAGTTTATTTCATAGTTTCTAACGGTATAGGTCATCGTGAAGTTATATCTACAGACCCTTTTTGATTTTGCTTAAAGAAATAATACACGTATAATACACAATATGACATCTGTTACCGCTTTCAATGACATGATGGGACAATTTCTCACCGAGCTTCATAAAACCTTCCCCGAGGAGAAGGGAATCAAGAAGTACATCGCAGCTTTTGAAATGATGCGTTCCACTAACGGTAAGCTTATCGTTACGGGATTCATGGAGAGCGTTTCTCCACACATTGAGAAGGTTAATTCGAGAGATGAGTCTTTCTTCCTTGAAAACGCTAATGATATGGAATTCCTTAAGGACGTTAACCTTAAGAATCTCTGGCCCAAGGCTTCAGAGGGTACTCGTAACGCTATTTGGCAATACATCCAGACCCTATACATGCTAGGTACTACTATTACATCAATTCCCCCAGAAACGCTCAGTATGATCGAGAATGTGGCGAAGCAGTGTGCGGATAAGTTGGAGAACGATGGTGATGAACTTGATGAGGCTCAGCTCATGAAATCCATGCAGGGTCTACTTGGTGGAATGTTGAAAAAATAAAAGTTTTATATATTAAATGGTATCCTTGTTTAATGATCCAAAACAATTAATTAGGGAGGACAAAATTTTAGACTTTTGGCCTACAAAAAACCAGATGTCAGCAGAACGTATAAATGCTACTGCGCGGTTCATAGTCTATGCTACGTGCATAGTTTACCTCATTCGCAGGGATCAGAGAATTTTAATACTCGGTCTCACCGGTTTGAGCGTTTTATACGTCATGGAGAAGAGTAACATGATAAAGGAACTTTATGTAACAGATTCTACAGGAGATACTATGTGTCAACTGCCCACTAAAGACAATCCCATGGGAAACGTTTTAATGTCGGACTACACCGACAATCCTAATAAATTACCAGCATGCGATTATACGACAGTAAAAGATAGAGTTGATAAAAAGATGTTAGACAGAATACCATACGGTCCCCAAAAATCCAGATCCCCTTGGCCCGAGCAACAAAGAAACGCGCTTGCGCGACAGTTTGTATCTACTCCTGTGACAGATATACCAGGTGACCAAACCGCCTTTGCCGAATGGTTATATGGCGCGAAACAGGGCCCCTTGTGTCGTACAGACAGTAGGTACTGTGACCCAGATGCTCGAGGTGTTCAATTGGAAGCCTTTGGAGGATTACAACCTAACGGTGATAAACGTAGTGGTATGATTAGGGGATCTTCGTATCCTTGATGACTTAGATAATATTCTCATGTAATAGTAAAATGGCGTACCAACTCCAACCAGGAATGAAAATCGTAGAAAACCCAGCGAGGCCTTCTGTTTGCGCGACTGAAGAAGTGTTTGTCTATCCTCAGCCCAGCACATTAAATTATGGTTCCAGCCGCCCAAATACAATGCTTTACGGCACCGCCCCCTACATGGCGGGCAAGGGTGCCCCCGCCCAATACATCGAAACGAGTGATCGTTTACGACCCCAATCCACAAGCCAGTTTAACAAAGTTCTGGCTCGCACGTACGAACAAAATCTGTTCCCTCTCCAAGACGTACACTGCAAGCTTCCTCTCGAAACTCAGAGGTATGAGCCCGCGAGTACGCGTGCGGAAGTTCAGAACAGTGTGTTCAGTCAAAGATATCTTCAATAAAAATCTCACCAAAAAGTAAGAATGGCTGATCCCGTTTCCATAGCTGCTATCGCCGGTTTGGCATATTTAGGAAAACGATTCAGTGACAAAAAAGAATCTGAAATCAGAATTCAAAATGAGATGGAAGAAGACACTGAAATTTTTACCCCAGAGGTCCCTGATGAGATACCGTTGGATGATAGTCTTAACAGAATACCCCAGAGGAAATTAGAAACAAATAATTTTTCCGACATCGTACCCCAGTCGCGATCGAGTGGCGGAGAAGTTCTTGAAATGAGAAATCGTATGTTTGATAATGGTCGTATGAACAATCTTTCTCCTATTGAAAAACAGCTCGTAGGTCCAGGTTTAGGTGTAGGTCCAGAAGTTCCCGCATACGGTGGTCAGCATCAGCTTTTCCGTGTAAACCCCGAAAACGTCGGAGCGTATCGTCTCACTACACTACCCGGCCGAAGTGGTCCCGCTTTCGACATCAGTGGTGGTCGTCGTGGCCAAGCTGGGGACGTTGCCCAAAATAGACCTGAGAAAACTGCGTACTTGTTTGAGCGTCGCCCCGCGCAGGCGGGTAGAGCTCAAGGTATGACGGGTGTGGTTGTACGGTCCGAGCATGAGCACACCAAGAGATTAACTAACAGGTCTCAGACGGGTGCTCGAACGGATAATTTAGGATTTAACGGAGCCAAGCGATTAGTATCTGGATCTACACTCGCCCCTGATCCTACCCGAAATAAGAAGGATGGTAATACCGAACAATATGGATACAACAACAATCCCGCACCCAGTATTCATAAGTTTGCTCACGGTTACGTCAATTCTCCCGCTACTAAGATAGGTGAAAAGCGTACATACGGATCTGCCTATACGGCTGATGAACTATTCGCACACGGATTCCGCCCCGATGATCGCAGAGGTAAACCAAATCGGATGGGCAATGCGGGTAGAATGAATGTCCGCGCGGGTCCTCTTAATCAGGGTGGTATGCCAACGGCAGCCAGGACCGATCAGACTCGTATAGATGGTCGTATTAACTCCGCAGATGGTGCATGGACACAGCAGTACACGAATAACGCTTACCACAACTTCAACTCTTTCAAGGGTCATTACAACCCTAACGCGAGCAATTCCAGTCTCGGTATAGCTAAAAAGCAACTCAGCACCAACCCTGTAGCACAGAACTATTTTTAAATAATAAAAATTGTAGAATAACACCCA